ATGATTGAGTTCGACCCGCACCACCGTATTGACTTGACCGGCCCTTGGGCCGGTTTTTCTTTCCTGGGCGACCGTCTGATTACGCCCGAAGGCCGCGAGTTGCTGCCCGAGGATCTCGCCTGGCTGTCGCTCACTGCCTGCCAAGCGCAGGAATGGCGCCGGATGATGGAGGCTGCACGCTCGGTACCGTCGATCGAAAGCTCCAGAAATGTGCGCAATCGCGACGCCGGCATTCGCCATCATCCTGCCACTGTCGTCAATCTGCGGGACGTTGTGAGCCAGCGCAAACAGCGTTCGGCGGTGGCGATGGCTGGCCCTGACGCCGATCCAGTGACGTCAGTCCTGCCAGTACAGGGGCCGAGGCCTCGCCAGCGCGTGTGAGGCGTTTCCGTAGGGGCGCTGCCCCTACACCCCGGTCACTGCTCGCGGCAGCGCTGCCAGCCACCTGCGGGCGAAGAAACCTGTTCCCATCCGTTGGGGAGCTTTCGGAAGGCCTGGCCGCCGATACAGGCGAGTCCAGAGCGCTTAGAAGCTTCGGACCCGAGCGAAGGAAGCCCGACGACACTATCGGAAGGACCAGGGCGACCGGCCCGGCGCGCTTCATCTGAAAGCACGCGGGCTTCGAGATGCTCGCAGTACGCCTTTACGCCCGGATGTGGGTGGTTCGGCCAGGCCAATTCGTGACAATTAAGCGGCGTGGTGGTCTTTGACATCGAGTTGTAAGCAGGCTTTGGGGCCGCTGGGAGCGGCTTCGGCCTTGGACCGGTAGCCGACTGCAGCTGCGCTGCGGCGGGCAAAGCAAATGCGAGTAGCGCGAAAAGGAAGCCAGCGCGGATATCCATACCCTACCCCTGTCAGGTTTGATTTCTCCGACAAGGCTAGCGTCGCTTGAACGTCCGGTCCATCCACCGGGCAAACCAGTAATGCAGGTCGAAGAATTTACTCATGCGCCGACTATAGCCACAAGCACGACCAAAAGCGCCAGGTGGCCCACGTAATACGCGTAGAAGGCCCTGCCTGATCGCGGAATGCGTGCCGGCAGTTCGCCCAAGGCCATGACAGGCAGGGCTAGCAACGCCCAGCCGTTGCCGTTGTACAGGCAGAGCAGGCCCATGCATGCCCACACCCATATTGGCAGCACCAGGTAGAGCCGCTGCTGGCGCCAGTCCCAGGAGCCAAGCAGCCAGTGCATGCGCTTTCCATGATTCTTGAACCACGCCCAGGCCGCCAGAACGAGCCACACGCCGGGCCAAGCGTAGTCCAGGACAACCGGAGCAACGAGACAAAGGAGCGCAGCAAGCGCCCACTGACGCCGTTCCAGAGCCCAAATGCAACCAGCCGCGGCGGCGAACGTCAGCAGCACATTGAGCGGCAACGGCTGGCCGAATGCCAGCACAGCCGCGGGAGTGGCAACCAGGCCCCAAAGCGCCAGGCGACGCGCTGACTTCCCCGCATCGGCGCCAGGTTGCGCCAGGTTGTAAGCCATGACCAGGGCGAACACAGGGAACGCAACACGACCCAGCTGGGACACACCCGGCACGTGACCAAGACCGAACACGGTCACGATGTGATCGCCGGTCATCAGCACCAGGGCGAGCCATTTGAGCAATTCACGCCCGCCACTGGTCATAGCCGATTCTCTCCAGATGGCGTGGTGAGGTAAGTGCCTGACTGATGCTGAGGCGACTCGGGGAAAGTGCCCATAGCACGAGGCTGACGTTCAACAGCGACGCCCTGCCCCCGCTGCTCGATCTGATCGAGCGCGCGGTTGATCTGCGTCTGACCATCCACAAGCCTGTTCTCACGCCGAGGCAGATAGGGCTCGTACTGGCCGCGTCGCGCGACGTAACGGCACGTCGGTTCGTCCAGGTCATAACGGCTACCCTGCTCCGTCACGCAATTGCAGCTGGGTTCGTCATGACCACCGAGACCATTCTCGCCACCGAGCGACGACATGCAGAAAACGCGCGGCGGCTCGCTGGGGACGCTAAGCGCATCGTCATATACCGGTGCGCTCCAGGGCTGAGATGGGACACGCGGTAGGAACTTGTCGACGTAATCCTTTAGCGGTTGTGCCGACTTTGCCGCCACCGCTCCGCCCGCCGTCGCTGACGCTCCGTCGCGCGGAGCGCTGACGCCACTGGCACCACCTGGTGCGGGAAGGTCGCCGCCGCTCATGCGCTTATCCATTCGCCCGAACGCGACGTACAGCATCACCACCGCAGCCACAATCAAGATCGGAAGCGCGATGTAGTACCAGGGAATCTTGCGCTCGGTGGTGTCAAGTTCGGTGGACTTGTACATGCCCATCGGACGCTTGGGTAGCGTCTTGCGCTTGATCGTCAGGGGGGTGGCCTTCTCAGCCCGTGCCTCGAACTTGTCGAACTCGCGCAGGTGCACAAACTTCGTTCCGAAGCGACGACGCACATGTACGTGACGCTCAATCAGATCATGTACGAACTGATCGCACTGCTTGTCGGGGGATTGGCTTACAAAGATGAAGTCCAGGCCCTTATGCCGATGCTTCGCGAGTTGCTCCACGTGATGCGGTACCTTCGCACCTGCTGGCCGCTTCGGGAGCATGCCATGCTCATACGCCTCATCGACCAGGGCGACAGCGCCATCAGGAAGGAAGTTCGGCCAGTCGCGGAACTGCTCCGGCGTCATCTCTAGAACGCCAGTTTTGGCATAGTCGAACTCGCGAATGTTGCACGCGTATACGATGCGCCCCTGGTCTTTGAACTCAAGCAAGCGCTCGATGGCGTGGAGCGTCTTACCGTGCCCAGGCTGGCCGGTATACCAATAGATCATGAGCCAGCTCCCAGCTGATCAGCGACAGTCTTCGGCACGATGAAGACCTTCCACGCCATGCGGACCGTCAAAGCGGAGAGGATCATTGAGAACGAAATGCCAACGCCCAGGTAGTTGAGCATCTGCATCGCAGGCCCATCCAAGCCGCCGACAAATTGCATAACGAACTCTTTAAGTTTGGGTAGCAGTGCATTGAACGTGACCGTAGTCAGTCCGAACGTTGCAAGCCCCTTGCCAATCAGGCCAGCCGCAGCGTCTTTCAGCTTGCCGACCAGCGACGTTGTTGCGTCAACTATCCAGTCAGAAACCATGCCCATCAGAAGGCCGCTCCCATAAGAATGCGAATTGCGGTGTATGCGCCGAAGATCAAGATCAAGGCGCGCAAGATCGCCGCGATGCGGCAGAAGTACGGAAAATCAGCGGAATTAACAGTCTTGCCCATGATCGTGATTGCTGGAGGCTCAGGACACGTGCCGCCACCACCGAACATGTTGCTCGTATCGAGATTGCTCGTTGAAAGCCCGATACCCCACTTCTTGGCGCTGGCAACGTCGGCCGCGCCGTCACCAATCGGCGTCACGTCTCCCCTGCCCTCCAGCACATCGGCCACACCATTCCCGTTGGCGTCTCCGTTCGTGCCGCCTTGTCCAGGCGTGTCCTGCTTCGAGGCGAGCTTCTCCACAGCGCACGCAGAGCGCCACTGCATCAGCAGTTGCGTGTACTCCATCGCATTGCACTTCTCGCCCGTGCAGGTAGGCATGCCGGATTGGGAGCAATGGCCGCCGCTGATGTTGTTGTTGCGCCGGGTGTTGCAGTCGATTCGCCACTGAATCCGCGCCTGACCACACATGATGGGCGACCCACTGCATGACGGGGGTGAGTCGCATGTGTCACCGCCGGAGAAGCTCTCAGGGTCGTCAGTATCCGGCTGGCCGTCGTTGTCCTTATCCCTCTTGCACGTCCCATCGGCGCCGCGCACCTCACCTTGGGCGCACTGACCATCACCAGGAATGCAGCTACCGAGCGGACTGCGGATCATGCCCGCAGGACACTCTTCGTCCTTCTTCTTGCATGAGCCAGCGACAAGCGCCATGCCATCCGGACAAGGCTTCTCATCCGTACATGCGTTGCCAACCTTAACCTTGCCTTCGGGACACTCAGGCTCCACGGGCTGGCAAACCTTCAGCGCGCCATTCCAAATCATATTGCCGCCCTGCTTAGTGCAATCCGGCTTTTCGTTACAGCTTTGGCCGGTGCTCCAATAAGACGTCGTGTCATCGCCGTTGTCTGCGTACTTGACCTCACAACCACGACTACATGAAACGGAGCCAGAGGGCGGGAAAAAGGGCGTGGTCTTTGTGCCTCGAGCTTGGCAGGATTGATCGAACGCGACAGTGGAGCTATGACGACCCTGGAATCCGCCATTTGGAAAGAGGCAGTTGCCAAACGCGTTCACGCTACCGGGGCCCACGATCAACCCTATGGTGCCTGAATCAATCGTGGCACCAGCAACGGCTCCGCTACAGGACTGCCGAATGTTGCTGATAGCTTGCTCAGTCGCCTCGCCCTGATCGATCGCGTAAGCGACCGCTGGCAGAAGTGCGAGCAAGAGTAGCAGGATGCGCCTCATCACACGCCCTCGAACGCGATCCAGCATGCCCCGCAAAACGCAATGATTACGAAGTACCCCATGACACTTCTCCCTAACAAAAAGGGGGCGAGCGTTTCCGCGCACCCCCGTGAGTGAACTTGCGCCCCGATCAACCCTTGGCGGCGCGCTTGGTGAAGGCCCACACCACCAGGATGCCCAGCAGCAAGGCGATGGCGCCGATCACGATTGCCATGTCTGCGTTGCCCTTGGAGACCTCGGCAGCGATGGCAGCGCCGGGCGAGCTGCTGCCCGATGCAAGAGCTGCACCCGATGCGACCAGGGCACCGGCACCGGCGCCGATCTTGCCGAAGGTGGAGGCGCCAAAACGGCGCAGAGTGTTCATGTGCTTCATTACGGTTTCCTCGTCATCAGTAGACCCCTATACGCGCAGCGCGGAATACGAGGCGCGCCTTCAACCCAATCGCCCAGGACAAAACAATCGCTCCTGCAACGAGGGTTCCATCGGCCAAATCCAGGGGAGGCAGAATTGGCTGGTGGTATGGCATCCAGACCGGCACCGAACACGTGCCGTCCTGCTGCACGTTCTCAGCAGCGCAACCGACCACGTAGAGGGGTGCCGGGCCGGACATGATCAGGCCGCCTTGTTAGCCGGCTGCGGCTTGGCGCCTGCCGGGTCAACCAGGGTCATGCGGCGAGCGAGTTCGACACCGAAACGGCCCGGTACCAGGTCCGTGGTCAGGTCCCATTCCTTCACCGCGCCAACCGGATAGCCCTTGTCCAGGCCATCGACTTCGACTTCGATCTGGATGCGCATGGCCTCGGTTTCGAGCGTTGCACGCTGGCTGTAGATCGGTTTCTGCATGCCCTTGCTGGTGGTCACGGTGCGGGTTTCGACGGCGGTATTGATCGTGATCTTCGGAGCGTTCATGGGTTCGATTCCTTGGTCTGTTTGGTTGGCGTTGTCGTTTCGTCGTTGGCAAATTTCGGGCGGTACTGTGGGGTCAAGCTAAGTCCCCCCCTACCCCCCCGCAGGGAGACGTGGTGGACCGCTTGTTGCCCCGTTGCGCGATGCTTGCATCAGTCCGCCCGGTGACCAGGTGTCGCCCTGGCCTGTCGGATCGCGTGTTGCTGTCGCCTGCGATCAAGGCGTCTTGCTCTGGGCGGCGCGTGTAGTCGATGGGCGGCGGGTTCCATGCCCCGAAGTTCCGCGAGAAATCGACCACACCGCCTTTCGTGACGTACTTGCTTACGTAGCCGGTAATATCTGCCTGGCTGCGCGGCGCTTCGATGCGATTACGACCGAACTCCCGGTACCACCATTCGTGCCACTCGTAGCGGCTGGCGAGGCGGTTGAGGTCATCGGTAGGTGCAGCTGCAACGGCGTGGAAGTGCAAGCGGCCGTCGCGATGGAACTCCTGCCCGCGCGCCCACTGAATGCCGCCGTGCCAGCGTGATGCCCACTTGGGACCGTAGATGCTGCGGTTGAGGCAGCTGACGAAGTAGCGGAACGCTTTATCAGCCGCTTCCTCGTGCATGCCCCCTGTTCGACTGGTCTTGCTGAGCTTGAAGGTGAGCGTCCAGAACTGTTGCCAGGGAACGCGCTGGAGTAGCTCGGCGTATCCCTGCGCTTGGTAATCAACGTGCCGCAGCTGGTGCAGCAATTCAGAGTCGCATCCGATGCTCGGAGGGTCTGTAGGCTGCCCCCGCACAGGTAGCACGGACTGTTGGGGAAGTGACTGCTCATCGGACATTGCCCTTCCGCCGCTTGAACCAGTGACGAAGTGCCAGCCACGCCTGCTCAATCACGATGGAGAGCAATGCCACTCCCAGCCAAACGGCGATGAGCGCGGCGCACCCCGCAAGACCCATATCGAACTCCACCAGTTCGGCAAATGAGGGAAACCTGCTCATGCGGCGCGCTCCTGCTCTTCAGCGAGTTCGGCAGCGGCGAGCAGGTTGCCGCGTTTGGTGGCTTCGATTTCCATGCGGCGAAGGTCGACGACCGCCTGGGCAACAAACTGGCTTTCGCGTGCAGTGCGACCAGCGGAGAGCGCACGCCGATCAACACACCACGTCACGAATTTGGCTAACCCCAACGACACGGCTGCGATACACCCCAGCAGCACGGCGAGAACAAGTGCGTCCATGTGCCCTACCCCTCCCCAAGCCCCAAGAGAACCCGCCAGCGGCCTTGGGGTGCCGGTGGCGGGGAGTGTCAAGGATTCCTCGACACCGGGGCGAACTGTAAAGTACCCCTGTACACCCCTGTCAAGTAGGTATCGACAATGAGCGCCAGCTACGACCTGTTCTGCCGGTGGAAGCACGTGCAGAAGATCCAGAGCGACAACGCTGGTGCGCTGGCATTGGGCGTGTCCCGCGCGACCGTTTCCCTCTGGAAACAAGGGAAAAACGCAGAAATCCACTACATCGAGCGGATGGCGGTGGACATTGGCGACAGCCCCGAAATGTGGTCGGCTGTCGTGATGGCCGAGCGGAGCAATTCCGAGGACGAAAAGGCCGCATGGCGCCGAATTGCGCAGAAACTCGCCACGGTGGCTATGGCGCTATGCCTCTTCGTGGGTGCCGCCCTACCCCGCGACGTGCAGGCTATGCCGCAGGCTGGCAATGCCTTGCACGATATACATTATGCGAAATGAGGTATCGGGCTTGATCTGGTTCGTCGGCTCGGTCTGGCAATGGCTGCGGCTCTGGCTTGGCTATTGCCTTCCTGTTGGCTCCCCCGACAAGGATGAGATTGCAGCATGAGCAAGATGGATCCCTATGATCGCATGGCTGAGGCGGCTCCCCGGGTTGCAGCTACACGAAAGGCTGACTGCCACAACGGAAACGCCCCAGATCCCACAGCTGTCCGCCCGTATTTCCCCACAAGGACGCCCGCGATTTCCAGATCTCCCCCAAAGATGCCCTTGATTCCTGGATCCGCACCTAAGACGCCCTCGATTTCTGGCTCCACATCCAGCTCGCCCTTGAGTTCCCAACTGCGCACCTGATCGGTCAGAGCTTGTCGCCTGCACTTCCCAGTTCCGCCAGTCGCGACATTGGTCGCAAGAACAATTAGACGAGATCTCGGGCCTGAACGTGCGAACAGTTCAGCGGGTTGAGCAGGACTACAACACCGCGACTTCCCTGGGTGACGCGCCACGCCCCGCTCCACCTGCTCAAGCGCGTCGCTCGCCCCCTGACCAAGCTTTGACCTTAACTGGGCGTCGGTGACTCCCTCCCGTTCTGGTCGGCATCTGGGCCTTGTAGCGGCTCAAGCGCTGAGCTATAACGCCTTAGCCAGTCGCTATAAAGCGCCGGTGTTGTGCCCGCATAGCCAATAGGCTCCGGGTGCCCGAGGTCCACCCAATGGGGGCACGGGAATCCTTCGATTCCGGAGCCATCCATGACCGCCAAACGCCGCAGATCCCTTCGCACTTCTGCCTTCTACGCCCAATCGGGCCGTTGCTTCTATTGCGGCCTGCCGATGTGGCTCACTGCACCCTCAGAGCTCGGGCTGAAGGCCAGTAAGGCCCGAGCCTTTCAATGCACCGCCGAGCACCTGGTGGCCCAACAGGACGGGGGCAGAGACGTGTCCGGGAACGTGGTGGCCGCGCATAGCCGGTGCAACCAGGGCAGGCACCAGCGGAAGGGACCAGCCCCTTCCGCTGAAGCGTTCCGGGCGCTGGTTCAGACGCGGCTGGCAATGGGGAGATGGTGGTCCCGACTGCCATCAGGGATTGCACGTGCTTCCGTATGGCCAATTGAATTGAATCTTTGCAAGGAATCGGCAGCTGCTTGCCTGATTCGCTAGTCCACACTAGTGGCGCCCGGTTGCGGTGCTAGAACGGCGAGTCTGCTGCGAAATGGTCGCGCATTGGGCCTAACAAGGTCTGCGACCCTGTCAACACGTCCGAGAATTCCACCTGTCGCCACCTTCTCGTTCCAATATCGTTCCATCCACTCGGCTTTATCCAGGATCTTACCCGGAGCGCCTAGCAGCCTCTTGGCGATGAAATGCCGGATGAGAGCGGCCTGGCTATCGAGAATCACGACGCCCGCCCTTGGATTAGAGTCATAAGCGCTGTACGAGATCAGATAGTGGACATAGTGGCGGTCTGGCTCTTCGTCATCCCACGTCAACAGGTTGCTTAACCCCGCAGCGCGAGCATCCGATCGCACCTCTTCGCTCACGAGCACCATGGGATTGCGTGCTTCCTTACATTCCATGCGATAGGCGTCCAGCATCGCCGGTCCGAAGATCATCTGAGAATCATGATGAATGCTTCCAACTGTGAGCCCTCCACGTATCAATATATCAACCACTAGCAGGTTCTCGGCCAACATTCTGATGCAGCTCAGGATGTCGGCAAGGCCAGCAGGAGAGCGGCTGCTTGATATGACGATGCAGTCGCTGAAGTAAGTGAACAAAAGTCCTGTTGCTGGGTTGCAGCACGCTGTGTTCTTTAGTCTGTCGATGGCCTCTGCTATTTCATCAAGCTTGCTCATGTCGGCTGCCGACTCTTGGACAAGTGCGGAGAACCCGAGCATGTCGATGAAGGCGACGTACTTATCTTGGTAGAGCATGAAGAACTCCTTAGATGGTCGTGCCCATGGTGCCGAGGGCGGTTCCATTTGACCAGCGGGTGCGGGGCACGTCATAGGCCATGGAGCAATGTCAGCGACCTGGCTCGCGCACTAGTCTCGCAGAGGCTTGTTACGGCGCATCTTCGCATCGGATAGAAGCGAGCGAACGAGAGAGTTGAAGTCCATCCTGGCCCTAAAAGTTTCGTTCACCCTTGGTTAAACGAATGTCCGCTTTCGGTCAGAAGCGGACCAAAGTAGCCGGTGCTCTTCGCAGCCCGTACGCGACTTGGAGTCATATCATCAATCTGTATCAGGGCTCAGACCTAAGTGCCTGATGGTCCAATTCAGCGACACTATCCAGCTTCGGCGTCATCGCACACTTCGGGATACAGCCAGCGCGATCCGCTTATGGAACCAAACCGCACTGTGCCTTACTCTTAAGGAACATTGCCAACGGCAACCTTCGGCAATTGAATTTAGAGAATCCGGGCGGTTCATCCCGCGCGGCCCGTTAATGTCTACAGCTGTGGAGTTGTGAATGGCAGAAGATCAAGGTGGTGAAGAGGTAATTAGGGAGATAGGGAAGGCGCTAGCCCTTGCGTCTGAGCTTGATCCACAAATTGTTAGATCGCTTCGCTCCGCGATTGTTCAGGCGATGTCTGATTACGAGGACGACACGAATGCACAAGCTGCAGCCGCACTTGCGGCGGTTCTCGATTTTAGACCTGTGACGACCCAAGACGCCCTCTCGCAAACCTTGGGTGAGATCGGGAAGCTGGTCCAAGGTCTCACCGGACTGGAGGACGTTCATTACACTGTTGAGACACCAGAAGGTCGCCGAGTTCGCTCAATCCGGTCACATCTACCAACTGTATCACCCCAGCGTTTGACGGATCACGAGCAGGCAGATCTTGAGGCCTATATCGCTCGATATCTGCCACCGGACGACCCTCGCGAGGAACACGCGCCACGAGGACCGCGACTGTGACGATCAGTAAGTTAGCAATCCTCAACGCTGTGAAAGCAGCCATTTCGCGTGCTAAGGCGAGCGGGTCTCCCTACGCGCAAGGAAAGGCTTACGAACTTCGGGTGCTGCTTAGGCTTCTGCGAATCATCGATAGTGCGGGCTACAAGCTCACGTGTACCCCCAAGATGGCAGGCGTCCTGACGTTTGGAGGATCTCCATGCAAAGCAAACCATCCGGATCACGATTACATCAGTGGATCTACGTCTACTGAGAAGCTCGAGATTAGGATTTCAGTGCAGGTCACCACACTAAGCCATAGCTGGAAAGGCACGACGGTGGTCAAAGCGGCTGACCGTCACGAGATTGACGTCGGTGTATATCGTCCGATTAAGACCCGTCGCTATCCCGCATTTACGGAGTTACTTCTTGGGGTCTCGTGCAAGACTGGCGGCTGGAACAAGGCGTACGTCCGCGAGGCGCTAGGTATGCGTAGGGAGCTAGGATTCCTCACATCACCTAGGACGAGCTTGACGAGCTCAGCTCCGTGGTTCATCGCAACAGTTCCCTGCGATCCTCCGGTTCCCTTTGCCTTGTACGCGACCAACGCTGGGTCCGCCGTGTATGCGTCGTTGGCAGCTTTGGGGCTCTACGTCGAGCACTACAAGGGGTAGCGGAAACAGGCTTTGGAGTACGGATCAACTCAGGTGTGTCGAGAACGATGCCCGCTTTGGGTCGAAGGCGGATGCCATCACCGGGCCGGTCGCCGCCCAATGTCCGCTTCCGGCCAGAAGCGGACATCCACCCTGCCCTCGATAAACATCCCAAATCCACGGACGACCTTGGTCTGCTTTGGCCTTCTGCCTTAGGGCCAGACCTGAACTTCGATTTCAGCCCCTAGCGTATTTGACTCCCGCGACCTAGATCTCTCCTAGATCCTTGAGCAGGGCTTGCCCCTTCTGCAGAAACCCAACTAGCAGTCGACCTCCTGCTACTTTCCGGCCCAATTGCCCATTGAGGTAGCTGACCTGGAGACGCGCATGGGCCAGCAGATCCACCTGGGCCATGCTAGGGGTCGCGGCCTGGAGCGGTTCGCCCGGCGACGCCATCTGCCCCCCGATCGGCTGGACAACGCAAGGGCGCCGGCTGTCACTCTTCGCATACGCCGTGGCCATCATCCGGCCGTTCTTCAACGACCATCCACCAAGCACCAACTCGGTCCCGAGTTGCTCGATCGGCAATCCCGCTTCGCTAACCGCTTTCTCAAAGTTCGGCCAGAGTTGGTCCACCACCAGCCCTAGCTCGGCAGATAGCTGTTCTATTGTGAAATCTGCGCGGAAGCTGGCCTGCAGTGCAAGCTCGTAGATGCGGAGGAAGGGGGAACCGCAGAATTCGGAAAAAATCGTACGCTAAGCTAACGGTGTTCTCGTGACAGCTCTTTGACTAGGCTTTCTAAGGGGTCGTCTCAGAAAACGGAAAATAAAGCACGCTAAGGCATAGCCGAACCTGCCAAGCTTGCTCCACCCTGTAGTGACGCGATCAGCGGGCAGGAAACGTTCCCCCTTCGCGCATGGCAGGCGCGCACCAACTCAGACAGCACGGCCTCCATGCGCGCCAGGTCAGCCATTTTCTCGCGCACGTCCTTGAGCTTGTGCTCGGCCAGACTGCTGGCTTCCTCGCAATGGGTGCCATCCTCCAGCCGCAGCAGCTCGGCGATCTCATCCAGGCTGAAGCCCAGCCGCTGGGCTGATTTCACGAAGCGCACCCGCGTTACATTCGCCTCGCCATAGCGGCGGATGCTGCCATAGGGCTTGTCAGGCTCCAGCAACAAGCCCTTGCGCTGATAGAAACGGATGGTCTCCACATTGACCCCGGCCGCCTTGGCGAAAACGCCAATGGTCAGGTTCTCCAAATTGTTTTCCAT